GCGGCATGTTTCTTTCCTTCAATTCACACTCAACTCTGTAGATCAATTACAAGCCTGTACACCTAAAGGCGCACCAAGTACCTTAAGGTTCGATACAGCAGTAATGTGCTCTGGCGTCAAGTCACAACCAATCAACCGTATGGACTCTCCTGTTAAGATTATGGTGCACTGCCGAATGTCAGCTGGGTAGATAAAGTAGAGTGTTATCGCGAAAGTCAGAAGTCCTAAACAGAAATTCAGTGCCGTGCTCCACATGTGATGCAGCCTGAAGGGCGGACACTCCGCAACAAGATAATGCAAACCAGCAAAATGATTAGAGGCCAAATGAGCCACCTCCCTACCGTCCCTTGTTCCACAGAATTTAATTTCTTCGGTGAGCAATAGTCCACAGACTTAGTTCCGTCCCTGTACTTTCCCCCGTGAGGTAAACTATGCTGCAAATCACCTACGTGTGGAAGGGTGGCACGAGTCAAAAGTCCGATGAGCACCGCTGCAGAAAGGCCTAGAGCTGCCGCAAGGTACGTCTGAGTGTAATTAGGCGGCGGTGTAAGTGGCATCGGGATTGAGAATCAGCAATGACTTCCTATGCCTCGTTAAGCACTGAAATGCCCGCGCCGGATCAAGAATAGGTTTGCTCTCTGAAGTTGCGAAAGTAACACTCTCGAAAGTTTGACCACGCACTTCGTCGATGCAGTAACACTGTAGACCGTGAGATCTGAGCAAATCGCCTACTTCTCTCTCAAAGAATATGATTGTGTCGCGTGGGTCCACCTCGTAAATGCCCCTGATTTGCACTAAATCTTCCCCCTCCGCGGTGATGTCAAAGTGCAACTCACGCAGCAGCTGAGCTGTACACTTGCCGAACCGATGACTTTCTGTCTTCACAAAATGTGGAGTCAGGATCTTGCCTGAGCCCCCTTGCACTGGGTCTGCAAAGAGTGCAAAAGCTTCTAGGGGCTTAACTGCCTCAAGATACTCGTCGACCAAGATGAAACTGCACGTTGCTGCAAAGTCCAATGCACTACGAATCCACTTGCCTGTTATGTGCGGCTGATCTGCTTTACCATAAGTGCATGCCTCGAAGCGCCTGTCAGCACGAATGATATCCCTAATCACGCTAGATTTGCCCGCGCCCGGTACAGAATGAATGACAACCGGAATGCTAAGGTCACTACGAATACGCTTGAAATTATACTTATCTAAATACTTAACTAGCACATCCATCTACAATCCTACAGCTAACACCTAAGCTATCAATCAATACTTGTCTCATAGATCAGCCGAACTTCCGACTTGAGCAGATGCTTGTTCTTCACAATGATACGCACGCAGTTGTAAAATGCATCCACTTCCTCCTCGCTCATGCGCTCGCGTGCCCGCTCACCCATGAGATATGCATAGGAAACTTCGATAGCATAATTGTCAATGCAATTAATCAGGTTGTTTGTCTCCTTGGCAATGCACATTCTCTCTAAGACCAATTGTGGTTTCTTGAAGATGCCATCCGGGCAGAGGTTCCAACCGCAGAAAGTGGGGCTATTGGTATGGCAAACCTTTGCCTTCAACTTGAGCTTGCTCAAAAAGCCTGAATGTTCAGTAGACTTGTGCAACTTCTTGTTGGAGCACATATCATCCCCTGCAAAACAAATGCGCTCATCCCCCTTGAGCTTGTACTGCAAAAAGGTGAAAAGCATATTGGCCATCGTGTTGAAGAGGAACGTGCTCGCTTCGCCTGAAAATCTCATGATGGAGAAATTGCCTAACTTGGACCCAAGATGCGTCTTTATGTACCTGTAATCCTCAATGAGATCATTAGGTAGACCCAGGTAGCGCATGAGGCACAGCTCAAAAGCCATGATGTACTGATCTTGACTAGCATCGAAGGCCTCATAATCAGATTCGGTGCACAAAGCTCCAAAAGAGCCACGCCTAACCCAAGCATCCAGCTCACCCAACCCCTTACCGGAATGGATGTAATACTTCTCTGGCAAAGCTTCATGCAACTTCTTTTCGATGTACCTCATGTACGGTGCGAAGCGACACAACACAGAGTGCTGGAAACACACGATGGTTTGTGCTGCTTTCGCATCTCGGAAACGGTTATCAAACTTAGTGCATAACTGGGATTTCGAAAAAACTAATCCCACATCGGCCAACCAATCCTTGCAAGACCTGTTGCTGTGATTCTCAATTGTGGCTGCACTTTTGCTCGTCTTCTTCTCCTCGAATTCAAATTTAGCCGATTCCATCATCTGCGAATTGTGCGCAGGTTTCAGTGGCACGCGGTTCAAAAACTCCTTGAGTAGGAAAGGACCATACGGCATGGCTTGTTGCAACTTTGCAGCTTCTTTCATCGGGCAAGAAAACCTTAATCTCTTGCGTACAGCCATCACAAAAGTTACAGTGTCAGAGGCGCGATGACGCGGATATATAGTCTCGAAGCGCTCAGCTGCATTGGTCAGCTGTCGACCCAATTGTTTGGAATGTTCGTCTGTGAATTGCTCCGACACGAGATAGCCCATCCGTTTTTCCCTGAATTCCTTGGCCAAAATCTTGTGCACCCACTGCGCCCTAACGCCTTCTAGCTCACATTGAGGGAGGTGGGTCCTGAACCACTCATTGGAAGCGACCTCTTCGATCAATTCAACGTCCTGCGCATCTTCAACTTGCAGCAAGTCGATCATCGTCTTCAACCAAGGGTCGCCCGCGAGCTTCAACTCTCTCTTCTCTTCGTCAGCTCCATAAAGTACTGGTTCAAAACCCATGCAGAAATTCGGCATCCCAGGTAACAGCTCAAACAGATCCTCCTTAACCGCAGTACGGCCCAAGAACCTACCCAAAGCGCGCTTATTATACTGCTTCTCAATGACGGCCCAGTTTGTGCTCGTTGCATTGATCAACACAACATTAATGCGGAACCTACTGAGTGCCGTCAACCACCTTCTCTCATTAGTATGCACAGACAAGTCACTAATCATAATGCAGCCCTCACGGAAGGTCAGGCCAGTGCTCTCCCCAAAAGTATAACACTTGCAACCTTCGCCAAAATAAGCCTGGATAATCTTCTTTTCCTCGAACGATGAGACAAGCGCGACTTTCGCATAGGGGGCTTTTGAGTCAATAGCATCAAGGCTCTCAAGTAGTTGCAGCTTACTACCGCCCACCGTTAAATCATTTGCAAAACTGCACGGCAACCTCCCTTCAAAAATGGAGCCTTGAAATCTATGGCTTAGAGTGTTAAAGTTGTAAGCACGCCCCTCTAGTAAACGCAGAACATCCGCACGCAGAGGCCCTAGAATATGCCGATCTTTCTCTGAGTCATAATCGCTCTGGCATGGGT